TTCTCCGCTCCGCTTTTTTCGTCCAACGTGATAAAGAACAGCTTACACTTGAACCAGCGGTCGGCCGCATCTTCCTCAGATGGGAACAGTTCGCTGTAACCGGCGCGTTTGACGCCCGAGACGGTAAATTCACCGTTGATATACGGGTTCATTTCTTCAATAATACGGGCTTCCGCTTCCGTGAAGCTCAGCGCGTCGACCAGATAGGCTTCCGTTACTTTCCTGTTCATGCCGTTCTCCGCCACCTTCTCGTAGCGGATGGAACATTCAAACCAATTGTGCATCATAATTTACATCTTGTTAAATGAGGGTTCTATTCTTTTCCATTGATTGTTTCCGTCCTTTTCCTCGAAGTAGAAGCGGATCACCGTGCCTTCCACCACGTTGCTCTCACGGAAGAGCTGCATGATTTCCGAATATTCGGGGTCGTTGAAGTCGTCCTCGAGCTCGTACAGGCGGGAGATGGACTTGTAGTCAAGATCCCCGGCCTCGTTGCGCTGGAGCAGCGACATGGCCAGCTTGTACATGGGGTTGCGCCCGTCATCGCCCTTCTTGCCGATCCATGCGTTCAGGTAGTCCACTAGGCGCTTCTCTGCCACGTCGGCCCTCTCGTCAAAGCCCTTGACCCGGTTCCCCTTGACGGAAACCTTGAAGGTGTCGTTCTTCACCTCGAACCCGAGCTGCTCGTCACGTTTCAGACCGCCGTACTCCTTCAGCTGGTCATAGTAGGCGGTGGCCTCCTTACGGAGCCATTCCTTGAACTCCTGACCGTCCTTGATATACTTGCGGAGCTTCCTCTCCACAGAGGCGAGGAATCTGGCACGCAGCTTCTGGTAGTTCTTCTTTCGGTCCCCGTCCTTTCTTTTCTTTTCGGCCTGCAGCTTGCTTAGCAGGGTCTCACGTTCCTTTTCAGATAAATTCTTGATATCCATATCTGTTCTATTTATTAGTGAATAAATTCCTGAATAAATCAGGGTCGATTATCTCCTCGTTGCAGTCAACGTTCTGTTCTATGGCTGTCTGGCATTCCCAGCAGAGATGGTTCACGGTCATGTGGTTGTTGTATTCACAGAACACCTTCCCGCACAACCCGCACCGGGCGAACATCGGCTGCACGGTGTCCGCATCCTCCCGGCAGATGTCCAGCCCTTTGGCGTGGCAATCGGCACACATGTCAGCACATTCCTTTTCGAATTTCGTCTTTTCCATTGTCATCATTGTTATTGTTATTATCGTTTATCCATGCTACCAGAATCCATAGCATGGCATTCAGTGACCATGTTTTCGCCCAGAAGTCATCATTAACTATCATGCCCGTGAAAGCCGAGAGGGCGGATATCACATACACAAGGTGCTTTATTCTCATACCTCCTCCTTCCGTCTTATGGCCTTCAGCTGTTTCAGTGTGGCCTTCAGTTCCTCCAGGTTCTGGCTTGACACCGGCTTCCTGCATCCTCCGTGGCTCTTCAGGAAGGAGGTGATCTTCGCCTTGTTCATCTCAACCTCCACGGGATTGTCGCTGCGGTAGCTCCTGTTGAGAAAACCGATGTCCATTGACACGGCGTAAATGGCCTTGACCAGTGCCAGTTTCTCCCGTCTTTCCGGGTCCTTTCTCCCGTCGGGATCGAGCAGCGTCCCGATCAGCCTTGCGGCCTCGCTTTTGCACAACTCCGCGGACGTCGTTGTCCGTCCGCCGCTGAACTGCCGGACAAGATGCCTGTATTCATCCTCGTCCAGCCCGAATTGCCGTCTGAGGCGGTGTATGCACCGCTTCTGGGCATTTGTCGCGGGTAATTCAATTGTCTTGTTCATTGCTATTGCTGTTAAATGGTTCGTCACTGTTCCTGAGCCAGCATCTCTCATAGCCCTCCTTCCAGACCACATAGAATCCTTTCGGACCGGGAACACCACGGCTCATGTACCGGGCGCAGAACCCGTTCACCTCTATGCGGGAGAAGCAGTCCCTCTTGACCCTGTAGGCCACCGTGCCTTGCACCTCCTTCCCCTCCACATGGGAGATGTATACGAATATCTTCTTCCTGTATTTCTTCCTGAGCTCGACCAGCTGTTTGGCGGTGACGTCCATCTCGCCTTCAAGACTCTGCAGGGAGTCGATGATGACCACGTCCGGGGATCTCTGTTTCCCGAGAAATTCGTCAAACTCATCAAAAGTGGGGACCTCGTCCCAGAACAGCATCCCGCTCCTTGACGAATTCATGAATCCGAGCAGGGAGTCCCTGAAATCGGACTCGACACCCATCTCAAGGGAAATGAACAGCACCTTGTAGCCGATACGGTCAAACTCCCTGGCCAACTGGAAGGTGAAGGAGGTCTTTCCCTGTCCGGACTTGCCGTATACGATCCACGCCCCGGATTTCTGCCTCTTTCCAAAGGCATCCATGAAATCCTTGGAAAAGGGGATGTATTCGTATTTTTTGTTCAATATGTTGTCAAACGACAATGACCTGATCATAAGCCGGCTCCTCCGTTGCTGATTTCCTGTCTGATTACCACATTGTCTATCATTCCCGAAAGCTCGCGCAGGTCATCGGCGAACAATACCTGGCGGGGATCGTCCTCACGCGGCTGCTTCTTGACCTTGGGAAGTTTTCCCCATATCTCTTCCGCCGTCTCCCTGTCCTGCACGCCGTTGGCCATACAGATGGCGATGACATCCTTTTTGGTAGCGCCCAGAAGGGTGATGTAATTGCGGCCGAAACGCCCGTCTATCTCGTCATACCCTTCAATACGTCCCACATACCGCCTGATATTGCGCTCCAGCGTTTCCGTGCCGGCCACCAGACACCCCATGCGCCCCAGCGTGTCATCATACAGGGGAATAAGCGTGCACATGGCCGAATGCGTGAGCTTGCCGGCATCATCTATCAGCAGGACAGGCTTATAGGAAGACAGAGAATTCATGTGCGCGATGCACAGGTCCAGCAGGCTGTCATTATCCATATAGCGCGTCACATTCTCTCCCATGGCCTGTGCCAGTTTGGTAAGGAACTTGCGGCTGCTCCATTTGCGGCACTTGATATATACAACCCCCTTGTCACCGCACAGATTGTACAGGTCAATCAGAGACTGGGTCTTTCCGCTTCCGCTGCGGCTGCTGATACATACCCATTTGCTCTTTCCCCTGGCAACCTCGAACGCCCGCTTCACCTGCCGGTAAGAGGTTACGGTATCAACCACATTGCGGGAATTCTCATAGAAATAAAGGCCTGTGGCGATCCTGACCGCCAGGTTGTCGTCATTCGCGCCGTACTTGCCGGAACGGAACTGGGACATCGCCGCATCGGACACGCCGCAGCGACGGGCCAGTTCTGAAGGTTTTGAACCACGTTCTATCAAATTCTCTATGTACTGTTTCAATGCTTCCTTATCCATAATTATGCTGTTTTTAAAGTGTTATTAAATCATCTTGAAAAATTCATGTCGGCGTCGTCCCATTCGTAATCGTCATCCACAAGAGGGGACGGAACCCTGAGAGGTCCGGGCGCAATCTCTTCAAAATCCACGTCCTCCACCGTCTGGCCGCGCGCCTCGTACTTGCGGTCCTTGTGCCGTCCCCGGCTGTCGGTGAGCAGGGCGCGGTCCAGCAGGCTGTTGCTCTTGAGAAGCGGGTTCCGCTCCTGCATGGCGGTTATCACCTCGTCCACCTGCTCCTGTCTGGCCACATACCGCCGCTCGAACTGCCGGTTGAACTCGTCCACCTTCCTGCGGTGCTCGAAATGTTCGGGTTTCTGGTCGATCAGGGCCATCGGTGTCTTCATGTCACGCTGCATGAGGAACTTCAGATCCCCCGTTTCCTTTGCCAGCCGGTGCCCTTTGGTGGATTCGGCATTGACGATGAGCACCTGCGACAGATCGTCGGGATCGTAGTGCACGGACCAGTCCTCGTGGAAATGGTTGCGCAGCTCCATGTCGAAACTCTCGTAATTGATCCTCTCCCCGAAGAGCTCGATCAGCAGGCCCTTGCCGGTGAGCCGGTTGGTGCGCCCCGTCGTGTCGCCCATAAGAAACAGGTACTCCTCGTCACAGAACGGCATCCGGCGTTCCATGGGGGTGCGTTCCCATGCGGCCATGTACGCCTCCAGCTTCTTGGCCCGCTCCCTTTGCATGATGCCGTGTATCTGCGCCAGCACGCCCTCCTCGTCGGGGATCAGGTGGCGGTTCTTGTTCAGGATCTCTATATTGGGCTGGGAGCCGCGCCTGCTGTTGATGTTCACACCGCTCCAGTTCTTCTCCAGCTGGTAGTACGTCTTGTTCAGATAATTGAAGTACGGCTCGATGATCTTGGCCTTGGCGTTGTGGAGCGCGGCGGGAATGTAGTGCACCGTCATCGCCTCATAGAACGGAACCATTACCCCCTTCTGGTAGTTGTCACTCTGCAGCTGCAACGGCTTGTACCGCGCTCCGAACAGTTCCCGGGCGTGCCTGATGGCGTTGCGCAGCGCCTCGCGTATCAGCGCCGGGCTCTCATGGTCGCCGACGGCGTATCCTATCGGGTACT